GGTCTCGGCTGTAGGGATTTGTTGTGGGGTCAGAAAAGTGCCTGATCCGTTCCAGCTCTTCCTCCGTCCTCCCGGCGGGTGTCCATGGACGAAGGGCGTGCAGACAGTTCGGGTGGATGTTCAGCCAGCTGTTGGTCAGGTCATCCGGCCCGGCGGGGTCTACTTTGCCGAACGCATCCGAAAGGGGAGGGAAGTGCGGGTCTTTACCGTTCTTGCTGTATACCCGGCCCTCATACGGAGCACAGAGGGCACAGGTTGTTCCGTGGGAGCTGATCTGATACAAGTCCTGCTCCTCGTCCTGCGTCACCACAGACAGGATTTCAGCCTGTCGAGACGTGGTGCGGGAAACCATCGTTGCATAGGTGTGCAAGCTCCAATTCCGTCCCGCCTTGTCTGTGAACGCCGTCACTCCATCCCGGCGCAGAGCATCCACAAAGGCGGGAACGCTCTGGTTCACACCCCTTCCCACAGCCTGCTGTGCCGCCACCTGCTCCAGACCGATACGCCGGTAAACGTCCGGCTCAGTCCGGCCCAGAAGGGCGCTTTGCAGAGTGGAAAGCACCGTCATGTTCCCGTCCACCAGCTGACCCATGAGGTTCATCGTGAGCTTCTGCACGATATCCGTCTGGGTGCTGGTAAGGCTCTGGGCGTTGGTGTAGCCGCGCAGGTGCTTTTCCACGGTCTCGCCGGGAATCGCCCGCGCCTCCGGGTGATGGACGTAAAACTGTGCCTCGACCATGCGGGGCACATACTCCCATTCATCCGTTTCCAGCTTTCGGAGAATCTCCTGCACCCGTTCCAGCGCGGCCACGGCGTGATAGTCCACAAGCCCCCGGCTGCGCAGACGGCCGATCTCGTTGATGATATCGGTCTCAGCCTTGAGATAAAGCCGGATCAGGCGTTGCAGCTCCCGCTCAGGGGATGCACGTGCAAGGGTAGGCATGTATTATTCGCCCTCCTCGGTGTCTTCCTGCGTCTTTTCTGTCATCAGCCCCGCCAGCGGGTCGCGCAGGGCGGTCACGTCCTGATAGGTCAGGCCCTGCTTTGCGGCGATCAGTTCGTCGGTCAGGGAGCCGAACAGGCCGGTCTCGTCCTCTAGTTTCTTGAGCTCGCGCATTGCCACATCTGCATCCAGAAGCCCTGCCTGAAACGCCGCAATGATGACATCGGTCTTTTCCTTGGCGATCGTCGCCGTCTCGCTGGCAGTGGGTGTCCACAGCGGCGGGAACGTTACATCAAGGTCGAGCTGCTCAATACCTGCGCTGCGGGCCACTACAGGAAGTAGCTTGTCCAGAATGGGCCGCAGTTTGCTTTCCCGCAGGGTGTCCACGTAGTCGTAGTAGTTTTTCAGGTCGCTTTCGCCGGTGGCGTTCATGCCCGCCGGGGAACGGCCAAACAGCTTGGTCATGGGGTAGTGGGACGCACCGCACAGGTTCAGGCACATGCTCTCGTATACGTCCGAAAGGCCCGTGAAGGTGTACTGGGTATTGCTGATCTTGTTGCCCTGCTCCACCAGCTGCATCCCGAAATTGGAGCGCAGGACTTTCTGGGCCTGCATGGTGTTCCAGAAACGCCGCTGCACATCCGGGCTGGACATGGAGAGCAGCTGCTCCAGCCCCTTTACCTCCATCGTGTTGATGTTCGCTTGGAAGGTCAGCGCGGCCATGTTGGCGCTCACGTTGTCGTGAGCCACCACGTCATTATAGAGCGCTTCCACCTCGGACTCGCCCCAGTAAAGCTCCGCTTGCCGTTCCAGATCGGGAAGCTCCCGGCCCACGAACCGCACAAGGCGGGAGTGATGGACACGGGCGGCAGTGTGCCCGGCGGCATCGTTGATGCTGTAATACTCCGGGACAAGCTCCCCGCCCTCAAAGGTCAGACCTGCATCCGGGCTGATTCCCTGCCAACGGTCGAGGATGTACAATCCCCGGAAACTGCCGGGAAGAACAGCCTCGGCATCCAGCGGGCGGGAAAGGTCCTCCTGCCCGTCAATGAGGATAAGCCCGGCGGCGCCGCCGTACAGGCGGCCCCATTTCAGGCCAGTGCTCACACGGTCCCGGAGCCGGGTGGAACGCTCCACGGCCTGAATCGCCTTTCCTTGCTCCGGTGTGGTGCTCTTGAGGTCGTACCACTCTCGCAGCATATCGTCCACGAGCAAGCCCACCACGTTCTGCACCACCCAGTTGCTGCGGTACAGGCTGTTCAGCAGGGCGTAATTGTCCGTCATCCGGGTCAGCGGGTATTCCGTTGCTTCCAGCGGGCTTTGGGATTCGTACCCCAGCGAGAACAGCGGGTTGGAAAATGCGTCCAGCGTGGCCGTCATCGGTTTCTCTGTGCCCCCGGCGGGGCGGATTTTGTTACGTCTGGACACGTTCAAACCTCCAATCAGGCAGTGAGTTGATATAGTAGCGCAGGGCATCCGGGCCGTGATCCTGCTGTTTGATGGGCTTTTCCACGCCCATGAGGGCGGCTTTATCATCCCACCGGTATGTGCCGAGTTCATCCAGTAGCCCCTCGCAGTCGGTGGAGATCAGCAGATCGCGGTGGGAAAGGAGCGTGCTGCACTTGCGGATGCCGTTCAGTACGTCGTTGTTTCCTTCCATCACATAAACGCCACGCTGGCGCAGAGCTGTGATAAAGGACGCTGCCGCCGGGTCAACG